AGCAATACAAGACTCCCCTGACCTATGTCGCGCCCGAACTGTTCACCGGCCATAAGAGCCTATGCGATATCGCGCAACGGGGAGCCGGGTACCAGACCGGCCAACTGTTCTTCCCCATCGACCCGGACTTCCCTGTACCCAAGGACGCGATCAAGGAGCCCAAGTTCGATTTAGTTTATGTAGGCAATGACTACGATCGCACCGAAGAGTTCTTCCGCTTCTATTTCGCCGAGGTCGGTGAAAAGATCCAGGTGGTCGGCGACTTCGCGGATAAGGTGCGAACGAAACGGGTTTCCACGAAGCGACTGATGGAGGCGAAGGGTGGCCGCACCGACTTCCCCGGACCTGTTCCCTACACCGAGGTCTTCGACTGCTACCATAACGGAAGGGCTTGCGTCCAGATCGCCACGAAGGAATCCTGCGAAAGCGGTTACATAACTCCGAGAGTCAATGATGTCGTGATGTCCAAGAGGCTTCTCCTCTTTAGCGACCACATCAAGTACATCACGAAACTATTTCGCGAGGAGGATGTGGTTTCCGACAAGAAGGATGCCATCGCGCAAGCGAGATCGTGGTGGAAACTGCCACCTGCCAAGCGTAACAAGCGGTTGAAGGATCAGCGCGACAGGCTGTACGAGGTGGCGCACATCGACATCTTCTGGGGAGACTTGTGCGGCTTTCTGCAGATGGGAGAAACGGCATGAGCAGGGAAGGTGAAGGTACGGTCTTGGAAGGCAGGGACGTCTTGGATGTCTGCCGCTTGGACTGGGATAGTTATTTCATGCAGTTGGCGAACGATGTCGCCATGCGAGCAACCTGTTCGCGCAAGCGTGTCGGAGCAGTGTTCGTCAGCGATGACCATGCTATCCTCGCGACCGGCTTCAATGGCGCACCGAGAGGGATGCCGCATTGTGATCATTCAGTTACTGTGATTTCTTCAGCGGGAACACAGCATAAGCAAGTGGACAAGAACGGTAACTGCATTACGGCTGTCCATGCTGAAATGAATGGAATCTTCAATGCGGCGAGGCATGGGGTGTCGCTGGTCGGCGCGACGGTCTACCTTACCGTCGCACCCTGCCGTCACTGTTTCCACGGTCTGGTCCAGGTCGGCGTTCGGAGAATCGTTTACTGCGACACGTGTCCGTACTACGACTTTACCACGAAATGCGAACGGCTTGGTATCGTTGGGACACGACTCACCGAGCAGCGATGGGAGCCGGTTTGATGGGTTTCTATGCTCGACGAGTCGATGTGTGGTGGCCGGATCGTGGATGCCACGAACCTCGGTTCTTCGCTCTGCTAGGGTGTGATCACTGTGAAGGCGAGTGGGAGCAGCGGATCGCGAACAGGTTGCTTTCCATCCACATCAACGTCGGCTTGCCGCTTGCCTTGGAACAGGTGCGACAGGAAGCGATGGACCTTGGTGGCTGGCGTCGTACCGAGGAGGGCTGGTACTGTCCCTTATGCTGGGAGCGTCGCCGATGGCTGGCCGCATACCACAAGGTCAGGACCAGTTACCGCCATCTGCCGCTCTCCCCGGCAGAACTGGCCGGTTTCCTAGCCTTGGAGGGTGTGGCAGGTGCGCCAGATACCTCCGGAAGTGGCTGAAATGCGGTCGATAGGCTCGCCCGGAGGGGTAAATGCGGGGTTTTACCCTCCGGGGAGCCCAAATCGTTAGAAAGGCTCTAATCCAACCTAAACAGTTGGACCAGAAAGGAGAAACAAGATGCAAGTAGATGAGATCGTCATCTTTGAAGGTGTGCAAGTGGCAGCCGAAACCAAGAAAGCCTACCTGATCGCCGTTCCCGGCTTGCAGGAAGTAAACCGCGAGCACACCGAACTCGGCTTGGCGATGTGGGTTCCACACAGCCAGACGACGGACATCCGCGAAACGCAAGACGAAACCGGCAAGCGTATCGCGACCATCGCCCTGCAAGGATGGCTCGTGGGCAAGAAGGTGGAGGAGTGGCCGAACATCGAGTCGTGCGAAATCCTGCTCTACGCCACGAGCGGCATCGAGCAGGGTGTGGCCGACAAGATCCGCAAGCGTCAACAGAAGAGGAGCAAGTTCTGATGAAACGACTGGGAAAACCAGTACGCAAGATCCTAGACCTCGCGGTTTACTGGATCAAGGAACGCGATTCTATCTGGCGCAAGCGACACGTAAAGAAACTGCCGCCACCCTGGACGTCAGATCCTGTCATGGAACAGTATTCCTGGACGAATACCACCCGGCGGAAGGACCGAGGAACTCTGATCATGTATCGCGACGTTTACGGGATGTGGAAATGCACACCCGGCTTCGGTGATCGTGGAAGGGCGGACCTTCTCATCTTCAACGTCTGCCTTTACCGAATCTTCAACCGAGTGGACACGTGGAGGGCGATCGTCAAGGCTCTCGGGAAACCGCTCGCCCCCGACTGGAGCGCGAAAACGCGACGCAAGGTGTTACGAGGCTTGGAGCGATACCGCGACGAGCAGGGCGGCAAGGTGTTCACGCAAGCGTATATGACTTGGGGCGGAGGTAACCGCCGGAAAATCGGTTCAGGTAACAAGCCCAAGTTCTACGTCAACGAGCGCATCGCAGACTTATGGGAACGACTGCCAGCGATTGATCTTTCGTTGAACTTTGGCGCACAGGAGCCTGTCTTTGACGAAATCAGCAAGGCTCTCGCCTTCGGTCCGTTTATCGCGTCGCAGATCGTGTTCGACCTGACCTACACCTGCATTATGGGAACACTTGGCGGATTGGAGCCTGCCTTCTACGAAACCGACGATGACACGATCGTCGGCTGGGAGGTCCCAAGAGGTAAGAGGTCGAACATCCAAGACTTGGATACGTGGGTAATGTGCGGTCCGGGTGCGCGACTGTTTCTGCGACTGCTCTGGCCGGACGAGAAGTTCGGCAAGCCGGAGGAGATGATTGAAGGGACACGAGCGTTCTGGAGAGCCTTGCAGAGGAAGAGTAAACACCCGGCAGTCCAGGACCTTGACCTCCATGACGCGGAGAATGCCCTGTGCGAATGCTGGAAGTTCTACAAGTTGACTCACACTGAGCGACGCTTTAATCCGAGACGGTTTCATGGGAAAGGAGATAAGTGATGAAAGTCAATACCATCTTCAATGAGGATTGTCTGAAGACGATGGCACGTATGGACGATAATTTCATTGACCTCGTTGTCACAAGTCCTCCCTACGATAATCTCAGAACCTATAAAGGATATACGTTCCATTTCAAGGAAGTTGCTGATTCACTATTCAGGGTCATGAAACCAGGAGGAGTCATTGTCTGGATTGTCAATGATGCCACAATCAACGGCAGTGAGACTGGGACCAGTTTTCGTCAGGCTCTTTATTTCAAGGAGATTGGATTCAAGCTCCATGATACGATGATCTGGAATAAAGGAGCCTTTACAGCAACGGGTTCCTTGAAGGTTCGATACGCTTCCGTATTTGATTTCATGTTTATTCTGTCATTAGGTAAGCCTAAGACCTTCAATCCGATAAAGGACAGGAGAAATAAGCACCCAGGAAAACCCAAGGCGGGGACAATTCGGTCAGCAGACGGAAGTCTCAGACGAATGTCCAATGAAGGTAAGATTCGAGGCGAGTATAGTCAACGCTATAATGTCTGGGAGCAGAGTGCCGTAATGGACAGGTGTAGACAGGACAATCATCCTGCTCCTTTCCCTCTTCAATTGGCAATAGATCATATTATCAGTTGGAGCAACGAAGGAGATCTGGTCTATGATCCATTCCTCGGTAGCGGGACTACTTGTTATGCTGCTAAAATTTTAGGTAGGAAGTATCTCGGAAGTGAAATTTCTTCTGAGTACTTTATAATGGCGAAAAATCGAGTTAAGAAAGGAGATAAGTGATGAAAAAGTCTGTCACGATTCGATGCTGCAAGGCAGGACGATATGAGGTTTGCAAGGGATGTCGCCACTCGGTTCCACATGTGTGTGATACCGTGGAATTTCGGTGTAGCGAGTGGGGAGACTGCCTCGCCGGACTAGAATACGGTAAGAACTCGGTTCGGTGTGTAAGAGTTAAGGAAGACAGGGAAACGACAGCGACTGAAACTGGCGTGTCGCCAGATGAAGGCCTAGAGGAATAAGACGATGAAAATGCAGTACGTACACCCGGAATACCGAGGTGAGTCCGAGCGGCTGGCGCGATGTCCGTTCTGCCCTCCGCACCTCAAGCCCAAGGTGGGAATGGAGAAGTGGAGGCGAAACTGGCATGTCAAGTGTTACGAGTGCGGAGCCACTGGTCCCCGCGAGTCGCGGAAGGATCATGCCGCCGGATTCTGGAACCGATGGCTGAAGGAGATCGGATGATGCCTAGGTCAAATCTATTCAAGTGCTGTAAATCGGGTTGCGATGACTCGTGCAAGGGCTGCATTCATTCAGGCCCTCATTCTGATGAAATCCGTTCCATGTATTCATGCGGGGAATGGGAAGACTGCCTTCTTGGTTCTGGGAAAACAATAAGAGTTCGATGCCTCAGAATCAAAAACGTAAATGATGAAAGGAGATCACATGACCGGTAAACAGAACACCTTGAAGCAACGGGTCGACCGCTCGGTTGCGGTTGACTTGGATGGCGTCCTTGCGCACTATTGCGGCTGGACTACTTTGGACAAGATCGGTTCCCCCTTGCCGGGTGCGCGAGAGTTCCTGCAAGCCCTCCGCGATCGCGGCCACTGGATCGTCATTCATAGTGGTCGTATAAACAAGTTCGCGTCGGAGAGCAACGACATCGCCTTCAATACCGTCCTCGCGGCTGTGGCCGAGTGGCTGATCGATAACGAAATGCCCTACGACGAGATCTGGAGCAGTTCCGGCAAGCCGCTCGCGGTTGCTTACGTGGACGATCGTGCGCTCCAGTGCCAGTCGCAACGGAATAAGGGAGCGTTCAAGCAAACACTCCTGGACCTGGAGAAACTGGAAGGAACACATAAGGCAGGAGGCTAATGAAGTAAAGTCGTCAACATCAACGACTATCGCCCTCATCTCTCGGTGTGGGAAGCGGCAGGTGCGAGCAATGTACTCCACGTAATCCCACGTTCGTTCTTCGACGATGTGATTGCAGGTAAGCGAGAGATAACCGAACTAGAGGGATGGGAGAAACTGATGCCGTCTATCCTTACCGAGTGGCTCACTTATCTGAAGCAGTTCCATGAGTGAGAAGGTCTTAGATGTTAACTCTGAGAAGGTCTTAGATGTTAACTCTGAGAAGGTCAAGTTTCGCCCTGTGGCCGGGTGGCCGAGGTTCTACGTGAGCGACTCTGGTCACCTGTGGAGGCAGTACAAGAACGGTAAGATCAAAAACCTCAAATCCTGGAGGTCTGGGAACGGCTATCTGTACTGGACACTGTGCGCGAACGGGAGGAAGCGGAAGGTGGCTTGCCACTTGCTTATCGCGGAAACATTCCTGGAGAAGCCCGACCTTGACCACGAGAATCAGTATGTCGTGGTCAATCACAAGGACGGCCGGAAGGATAACGTTCGCCTGTCGAACCTTGAGTGGCTGAAAGGGAACGGAAACCTGCTCCACGCGATGGAGCATAAACTATGGAGAAGGAAAGGACATGGGAAACACGGCAACTGAAAAGAAGAAGCGTCGCATGAAACGCAAGCGGGAACGTGAACGCTTGCAGAAGCGAGACGGGTATACCATGGACAATATTCCGAGGTGCGACGGGTGCGGCAAGGAATGGAGTTACACGATCCTTGAACCTGCCCTACCTAACGGCTGGATATGCCCCGAGTGCATCGCACTGAACGTTTCGTGGATGGAGGTCATGCAATCGGAAACAAGGTAACAGAGTTCGTTCCCGGTTGCTACCGTACTGGGAACCTTGGACCTCGATCGGTTTTCACGAGTCCCCCTTGGCCGGTCGAGGTCCCTTTCTTTACAGGGCGAAAACGGCGAAAACGGCATTTACCTAAGTGAGCAGGCTCGACGAAAGCGGCATTTCGTACACCTACCACCTGCAAGACACCACTTTCTCTGATGCTGAAAAATAAAAAACAATTCCAGCCATCGACATAGGGTGTGCATTTATTTTTCTCCGCTACCTGTAAAGGGAAATAAATAATGCACACCCTCCCCACTTCCCAACCCATTGTTTTTTATTTTCATTTCTCATTTTCCTTTTATATAGTAGGTTTCTGTGTGGGCTAAGACCATGAAGAATAATCCTTGCTTTTTACGGCTTGTCGGGTGCATAATAATTGTAGGCGAGAAAACCGAGATAAGAGATGACAACGGCCACATAACGGAGCAACCCGATGCACCTTGCTAGAGTCATCAGCGCGATAGGCGGGGCCCTCCACCTGCCGCTCGTGGTTATCCAACCCAAGTTCAACGAACTCCTGTTTACTGCCCTTGCGGATGTGGAAACTCAAGGTGGCGAGTGGAACCTCCCTCGCTTCGAGAAATCTTGGTTTGATCGCCTAACCAGCCAAGATCGTCAAGGTCCCCCTCATGGATACGCTCGCTTCGCTGACTGGATCGCTGCATACGGTAAGCAAGTGGCGTCTTCATGGGGACCTTGGCAACTGATGGCGTTCAACGCTTACGATCGTGGTTACCGAGGACGGCCAGACCTCCTCTCTTTACCGGAAGTGGCCGCGATCTGGACTGCCCTGTTCTTCAATTCCCTGCCCCTCACTGCTTACCTATCAAAGGACATGCGACTCCACCACAAGAAGGAGAAGCCCGACGACGCTGTGCGGGTTGACTTGCGAACGCTGTCGCAGGTGCGCTACGATGATCGCCTGACGGTCTTGGCAGTGGTGGGAGACGCTTGGAATACGGGGAATGCGGCAGACGCGAACGTCCCGGAAACCTACATCAAGCGGCTCACCTGTGCTTACCTGAAGCGAGAGGAAGAAGCGAAATGAGGGAAGGACAGTTCATAGCGATACTCGCTGCTTTCGCCAGTGTGGCCGTTCCGCTTGTTTTGATGGGAATCAAGTTCGGCCACTTGTCGCAGAAAGTTTCGGACCTCTGTGAAACGGTAAAGAAGATTGACGATCTCGGTGGTTTGACCCAACGATCAGAAGACTTGCAGAAACAGGTTGACGCTCTGTTCGGCAGGACGAAAGAGAACGCTGAGAAGATTCACGACCTGCAACGGCAGGTCGATAAACTTGGATAAGGTGAACTTATGCCAGTCGGCGTACGGAAAGGCAGGTCCTCCAGTTGCAGGTGGGAGATCTTCGAGATCGAAACCGGAAAACGGGTGGCTTGCAGTCAAACCAGAAGGAACGCGGAAGCCAGTGCAAGGGCGAGAAACCAAGCGTTCCGAGAAGAGCAAGAGCGGCGGCGAAGACGCCAAGCCGCCAGAGGAGGTCCAAGATGAAAACCTTGCTTGATAAACTAATGAAACCGCTTATAGCTTCCCTGCTTGAACTCGGTCCAGTCAAGGCAGCCTTCAGTCGTAAGGCGACGATCACTCTTGTCGCTGTCGGCTGTGTGTACGCTTGGACGAAGGAGGCAATGGCCGAAGGCTGGCCGGTATGGGTGACTTGTGTGGGGATGATTGCAGTGGCCATCGTTGCGGCTGCCTTCGTACTTGCGCAAGGTGGAGTGGACAAGGAGGAGGCGAAACAGGAAGGGGAACTTATGAAAGACCTAGGGCGACTCGGAAAGAATGGCCAAGGCGGTTTCGTTCAGGCGGCACTCAATTACCAGTTGGCGTTCTGGTCTCTTGTAGCCGGTTGCCTCGGGCTCGCAATCATTCTCTTTATTGGGAGTTCCGGTTGCCGCGAAGCGGATGATGAGCAAGGATTCGTGGAGTTTGTTCCAACGAAGTACGAGGATTCAGTTGGGTGTTTCGGCGATTCGGTGACACAGGTTCCACAACTATGGGGGATCTACCAAGTTACCGATGAAACTTTCAATGACTACTTTACAACCGAGATCAGAATCGTCGGAGATAAGTGTACGCCAGTTACCGAGTTCCGTGAAGTCGTCGGCCAAGTAAAGGAAGTCACGATTGGCGAGAACTGTGTGAGGCAGGTCCTGGATATGGAGCCGAACCTGGATACTGATTGCTTGGAAATAACGGGTGGCGCACAGGATGACATGGATGTCTATGTCTATCCTTTACTCTGGTATCCGCTTGAATTGAAGCGTGAATCGTTTCCTCCCAAGTCGGCCGGGACTAAGATGTTCAATCTTGTCCGTAATGAAGTACCAAGCATCATCGGGCAGGACCAGAAGATTTATCCGGATTGTGAACCTTTTGCGAAGAATTGCAGAGAACTTTCACTGGACTGTGATTTACTACTTTCCTGCTGTAATGATCCGACTGTTCGAAGAAACCAAGCCGTTTCCACGTGTCTTACGGTGATGCAATGAAGCCCCGATTCCGCATTCGTTCAGCCGTCGTGGCGGCGATGGCGGCACTTATCCTCCTTGGTCCCGGAGTGGTTTACGCTGAAACCGATGATTCCTCCGTTGGGGTGTCCACTCCGGGCCCATCTTCCACGAAGCCGGTATGGTTACAGAAACTGGAAGATCGCTTCTATCTGTCGCCAGTGGTGGCAACGGGTTATCGCTTCCAGGAACGGATCTTACGAACCGATGAAGGTAAGATCATTCGCGACGAAGGTGGTAATCCGCTCTACGAAGAACGTTCGGGCAGGTTGCTTACCTTGGCGGCTGTGCATTACAGCCTCAAGGAATACATGACGATCTTCGGTGTTTATGGCTTGGAGCATACATCGCCGAGTAATACTCTGCAAGCGGAAGTAGGCCAGATGGTAGGGCTCGGGGTTTCGTACACTGACTACATCGGTGGAACGATCGGTGTCTGTGTGGAGATCGCTGATGGAGGTGGCTGGCAAGCGTTCGAATACACTGAGAACTACCTGCTCGTAGTGGGAATCGTGTGGCAAGGCTTGGATCTAGATCTGACCGGGATGATGGAGGACTAATGCCAGCGAAGAAGGTTTCACCTAAAAAGAAATCGGCGACCTCGAAGACTTGGAAGTCCTCGAGGTCTTCGAAGTCTTCCGGAAAGAAACCAGTTCCACGCGAGAAGACCGTGGAGATGATAACTCGCGCCAATGAACTCTACTGGCAGAGCCTAACCTGGAACGACATCGCGGCCACCTTGAACGCCGAAGGACTTACTCGGCGCGATGGGAAAACTTGCCGCGATATTCCAAGTCAGTTCGCCGAATTGTGGGACAAGTTGAACGAAGGGCATAAAGCGAAGCATAAGGCAATCACCGAGCGGAATGCACTGATGCAGGTGCGGGAACTCATCACCTATCAATCGCCTATCTTCGTTCCCAAGAGTGCGAAGCGGCAGGAACTGGAGAATGCCCTCAACGATGTGGAACCCGAGGATAAGGCAGGTGTGCTCATCCAACTGAACAGGGAAGACCGAGCAGACGCTTACGTTCGTTTACGGGCAGCGAGCGTCGCCCTGACCCGGCTGGACAAGTTGCATGTCGAACTCAATGCGAATACCTTCAACTTTGATTTCAGCGAACAGGAAATCAAGGAGGAGACCGGCCGAGTGGCGGATGCCTTGCGCCAACTCGGGGAAGACATGCAACGGTATACCAAGGGCGGCAACGGCAAGAGCCACACAGAGGACTTTACTAACTGATGCAAGATTCGTTCGCCATAGAAGACGAGTTTACTCGCGCACCTGCTCCACCTGCCTTTGATGACAGGCGACAGGGAGCCGCATTCTATCGGCGGCTCGGCGAGCTCGGTATGCGGGATCCTTTCATCTTTATGAAAGTGATTCTCGGTTATGACTGGATGGAAGAATACCATTACCACTGGATTCAGCGTTACCTGTATTACCGCGACCGAAACATGCTCCGGCTCTACAGTCGTGGAACTGGCAAGAGCACAGTCCATACCATCGGCTTCGCGCTATGGGAGGCTGTGCGAAAACCAACGATTCGTCAGATCATCGTCAATAACCGCGAGAAGAATGCAGTGGCATTCTTGCGGACGATTCGTCAGCATCTCAAGTACAACTTGCGATTCAAGATGTGCTATCCGCACCTGCAACTCGCCAAGGACGACCAGACTGAAATCGTGTTTATACTGGCCGAGAAGGACCCCCGTCCGGAACCGAGCATCGCGGCCATCGGTGTTCGCGGCAACTTGGTATCCGCTCACTGGGATATTATGCACCTGGATGATATTGTCAGCGACAAGGATATGCTGAGCAATGAAATCCGCGAGGGAACGAAGGTGTGGTTTGAAGCCGCTCAGTCATTGCTCAATGTAGGTGGCCGCTTCTCCATTACCGGAACACCTTGGCACTTGGATGACTTGTACGCCAAGATCAGGGAAGACAATCGATTACTCGAGGAGCATCGCCGTTATGTGATCGATGTGCAAGGTGCAACGAATATGGATGGCTCGTTGGCGTATCCCACAGTGTACCCGGTTGGACGCTTGCGAGCTCTTCGGGAAACGATGGGAGTCGGACTCTACAATTCGCAGGTGCTATGCAAGCCGCAACCGGCGGAGACCCAACTATTTTCATATGACACTGTGAAGTTATTCGACCATCGAACGAATAAGAATTTCTACCATGGATTTTATCTGTATTTGGACCCGGCCACAGGTAAGAAGGGCGACGTTCCCGGCATGGATTATAATGCATTAGTCGCAGGTGGCTTGTCTCCAGATGGGACACTCGACATCATGCGAGCCTTGCTTCTTCGCGCCAAGCCGAGTAAAATCTGCCAGTTGATTCTTCAGTTGCATCGCGAATATCATTTCGATGGTGTCATCGTGGAGTCGAACGGCTTCCAGGAAATGATTGCTGATGAATTGGATAGGTTGGCAACGGCCAAGGGGATGGGACTTACTGTGCATCGCATGACGAACAGTAAATCAAAGACCCTGCGAATTTCCTCCATTGAGCCAATCTGGTTACGTGGATACTTACGGCTTCGCGACGACTTGGTTACTTTCGTGGATCCGCTTACCAAGACGACCAGTTACCACGAGTTTATGGAGCAGGTGGTCGGATGGCCGGTTGCCGCTCACGATGATGCACCCGACGCTCTTGCCAGTTTATGTCGGGCTGTGAAATACTTGTTTCATAAAGTGACGATTGAAGAGCAACTCAACGTCGCGGGTAAAGGAGGCATCGATGCCGAAGCCATCGCTGCATTACGATATTCTGTTAGTTCTTCATAAGAAGGGTGTCGTCTATTTGAATGACGTCGTCTCGGAATTGTATTACGAGAACGGAAACAAGAAGCCGACACAGGAGCAGATTCGTAAACGAGTAAAGAAAAAGAAAGACGAAGGCTGGCCGGGCATCAATCATCCAGGGAAGAAGGACAAGGACAAGGGTAAGCCGGAGCAGGGGAAAGGAAACAAATATGATTAGACCGTTCGATATGGCACTGTCGAGTCCGTTCATCGGATACGATTCCTATCTTCCTGAAACGAGGAGCGAGCCTGTCTTCCTTTCTTTACCGGAGCAGAAGCGAATTCTTCGTTATGGATTACTGGCGTCTCTGTACCATAATTTCAACGAGTACTTTATGAAGGGACAGATGCCGCGACCCAAGGATAAGGAGCCTATTGAAACGGCTCGTGAGTATGGTGATTCACAGGTTATCGTGGACACGATTCGTGATGCCGTGATTGCCGGAGAGGTTACGCTGAGCGATTTCGTTTCGGATTCCCTCTGGGAAGTGTGGAACGATAATAAACTCGATAAACTAATCACCGATAATGAACTGCTTACCGGAATGCTCGGCGATGGTTTCTACCACTTCTATTCACGTCGATCGGAGCAGTGGCGAGTGGAAGCGATTGATCCACGTTTCGCTGTGATCCAAACCTACGAACGTGAATTGCGTCACGTTCTGTTCTGGAGCATGGAGGTAACGAAGGACGATACATTCGTTACTGCCCTGGAGTATGTTCTTACTCCGAGTGAGGGAGATTTCGTCTGTTATTGGCGGCAAGTTCGATGGAGAGTTCAGAATACCAACGAGCGGAAAGCGGAAGATCTCATTTCCGATTTCCCTTTCAACTATAAGATTCTGGCCGATCCCAATGATTTACTCAGTCCGCAACTCGCCGACACAGTCCAGGGCGAGGATCTGTCTCCGGCTTTCAATCCTGCTGGCGTGTCCTTACCTTGGTATCCCTTCATGGACAATAAGGGAAAACAAGTTGATTTCATCCCCGTGATCCATATCGCCAATATCAATTCCGGCAGTGTGTACGGCTTGTCGGACTTGCATGGTAGTATCCAAACCTTGATCGACCTCAAGGATACGAACGGCAGCCTTCGCGACGCGGAGCGATTGCTCGGAATTCCACCTGTGTCTGTGGAGGACGCGAAGGATGGTTTCGCAGATTTGAAGAGCGGATTCGATGTCGGAGGCAAGAAGGAAATAAAACAGGTGCGGCTCCAGCCGGGTCTATTACTCAACGGTAAGGTTTCGCTTGTCGATGTAAGCAAGTTGCTCGTCGCCCTGCTCGAAGGTAAGAAACAGAAAGTGGAGAACGTCTATGCGGTTTCCCATGTCCCGGAAATCGCTGCCGCTCCCTCTTCGTTACGTGTCGTCAGTGGCGAGGCTCTCAAGGTGGTCTTGCGTCCTCTCATTCTACTTGCCGAAAGAAAGCGGATTGATCGCCGAAGCAAGTTTACCTTGATGATGAAGTTCTTCGCCAAGTTATACGGCGAAAACCTGGAACTGACTCGCGAGCAACCGACGATCATTAGTTTCGGTGATATCGAGCAGTGGCTCGCTTCGCGGTTCGCGGATCAGATTTTACTTGCAGAGACAAGCCAAGTGATTACCAAGGAAGAAGCCCGAACCCATTTGATTCGAGGTGGCGTCTTGGATAAGCCATCCCTGGATCCTAACTGGGAGCCACCTGCAAGTAATAGTACCCTCGAGTTCGGCGAATCCATGGGACAAGGGATGTCGGACACAGATAATCAAGATGAAGGAGATGAAGAATGACGCTCAAAGAATTGCTCCGGGCGATCCGGAAGCACGATGAAGGCTTGGCGAACGAAGCCGAAGGTTTCCTCGAAAACCTTTCCGAACAGGCTGGGAAGGCTGCCAAGTTGGAACGCGATCTTGGTAGTGCGAACGCCGAGATGGAGAAACTGCGAGGACAGAAGGAGGAAGCGACAGGTGAAGCTATCGCCGAGCGGAAGAAGCGACAAGCGATGCAGGGTGCGATTCAGCCTTTCCAAGAGGCTGGATTAGTTGACAAGGAAATGAAGATTACACTCGGTGCGAGCGACTTGGCCGGGCTGAAGGATGCCTCGAATAGGATGACCGAGATGTCCAAGGAGTTGGCAGGTTTCAGAGCCATCGAGCGACGGCGAACGTTGACTGAGGCGATCGAAACTGTTTACAAGGAAAAGGGATTCACATCCGGGTTGAAAGTCTTGCTTCGAGAAGCGGAGCGGCAAGGCGAAGCCCTTGATCCTAAAAACGCGGAAGCCCTTGGCACTTTCGTAACGGAGACCGTTGCGGAACTCGGCGAAGAACTTTTCAAAGTCGAGGCGAAGAAGGTGGAAGGGGAAGAGGACAAGGACGGTAACCAGAAGGATGCGAATGCCGACGGTGACAAGAAGCCGAAACATGCGATTCCGTCGCCAACCGGCCATAAGGTCACTGATCCGGGCGATGGTCGTCCGGCGAAGATCAACCTTTCGACAGGTGTCGCAGGCGTTTCGCCGGATCAGGTGCCGACTTTCGGTGAGTTCCTCAAGCAATCGTACGAGGCTGCTAACTTACCGGTACCACGAGTCATCGCTCATCGGGCAGGTCAGGCTCAGACTGAGCGTGATCAGCGCAAGGCGACGACAGTCGGGAAAGGTGCCGACGACAAGCCGGTTACTGATGTCACGAAGGCTGTCAGTTAGTAACATCGTTAACTAAAACGAAGGAGGTCATTTACAATGGCGCAAGGTATTCGCAGTACGACGGTGACTCGTCAGGCGGAGCGACCTTGGGTTGATGTGGGATCGCCGATCTTCTATGCGGAAACGCGGATGTTCGATTATTCGCAGTTGATCGCTACGGGAGGAATCGATTTCACCCATCCTTGGGTTCGCGACGACAAGAAGGTCCTCGTCCCGAGCGGAGTACCTCTGGCAGTGGACGCGGGAGGCGATTCTCGCCTCGTGTTCCCCGTGAAACGTGTCACCCTTGCGGACGACGTCACCGATACCGATACGGATTATCCGGTGAACAATACCAAGCCGTTCAAGGTGGGAGACGAAATCACGCTGGACAGTGGTACTCCTCAGGCTATCACGGCCATCGATCATTCCACGAAGGTCCTTACGGTCGGCACGACCATCGGTGTCGCGGCTTCCAACGGCGATGAACTGTGGACGCCGGACCACGATACGGTCGTGGGTTGTCTGCTCGATGTGGTGGACCTCACTACCGGAACGGCCGACGTACCGATCGGGATGCTCGTGGAAGGCTATGTCTTCCCGGCTGTGATTCACAATTCCATTTTCGAAGTCACCACTCAGATGCTCGCGGATCTCAAGTCGGCGAACGTTCGAGTGAACCCGGCTTCGTGGACGCCGTAAGGAAGGGAGGTGAGATAGATGGGTCTTTATACCATGCAAGATTTCCAGGTTGCAGTGGAACTATCGCAACTCGCGCGACAGACTCCGTTGCCGGTGAACTTCCTTTACCCGCAACTGTTCCCGGAGATCTCCATTCGCTCCCGTGTCTTCACGTACTCCAAGGGTCTGCCGAAACTGTGGATGGCTCCGTTTCACGCGGAGTCGGCCGATGTCCCGGCACTGCCTCGGCGTGATGTGGAGTTCAGCGAAGGAACGCTCGGCAATATCGGCATCCAGCGTCCCCTCCGTTCGGAAGAGATTATCGATGCCGCCCTTGCAGGTCGACTCGGGGAAATCGACACCGAAGACGTCCAAGACTGTGCTCGCGCCATTCAGGCGACGTACGAATACTTGGCGATGCAAGCGTTGACGAACGGCAGTGTGGACATCAGCAACGATCGCGGCATCGTGTTCACGCTATCTTTCGGAACGTTCGGTGTCGACACGACTCCGGGTGTGGACTGGGACGAACCGTCAACGGCTGTCCCGCTCAACGACATCGTCACCTGGTGCGAGCAGATCAAGGACAAGACGAACTATTACCCGGCTGCCTTTCTCACCTCGCAGAAGCAGGTGAATAACATCATTCAGGCGACTTCGGTCAAGGAATTGATCTGGGGATGGGCAGCCGCGACGGGGATGGTTTCGTTGCGGCAAGTGAACAGTTTCCTCAGCGAGGTTCACGGCTTGCCGCCGATTCTCGTCTACGATCAGAAGATTACCAAGGTGGACTACTCCGACGACAGCGAAAGTGCGGTTCGCACGAGCAACGAGGATGCCTTCATCGGCTTGCCTCCTGCCGAACTGACGAACGCTCCCGGAGCGACCATCACGGGAATCACACCCGAAGCGGCTGTGGCGTATGCCGAAGTGCGGCAGAACCTGGACGCGGTCGCGGAAGGAATCTGGGTCGACCTAATCGTGGAACGGCATCCTACCGTTCGTCGCACGATTCGGGCAAAGGCGAATGCGATTCCCGCATTCCCCTACATCGGCCAGACCATGCGAGCGGTCGTCCAGAGCGACGAAGAGTAAACTGGGAGGGACTCAGAGAGGGGCCCTCGGTCCCCCTCTCCCCTTCCCTTTATCGATAAAGGAGAGATGAAAGATGGCAATGAAGAATGGAACCACAGCGAAATCTAAGACTCCTCGTAAACGGGTTCCGAAGAAAGTAATCGAGGAAAATGTTTCGGAAGAAAATACCGAAGTCCTCGATTCGAGTGCCGAGCCGCAACCGCGACAAGAGGACAGTAAGGTGTTCATCTGTGTGAAAGAGATGTTCCTGCCGGTCAATCCGAAAACCGGCTTACATCTGGGAGTAGTCAATCCGAATAAGTTCAAGAAAACGAATTCGGGTGCGCTACATATCCCCGGAGATACGCAACTGGATCGACACGACTTCGAACCTGAAATGTGGAAAGCATGGATGGCTTCTGGCAAGATCGCCGAGCAAGAACTCGTCGCCATTCTCGGCACTCGTCAAGCCCTAAAGCGAGTGATTCAACTGGTCCATGATAGCAAGGGGACGCTTACCATGGAATCCCTCAAGTGGCAGGGTGGATTCAATCGCCGCACGAATCGGAATGCAGGTGTGCATACTGGTCACCACATCGGCGACGAGGAAGGATAAACCGATGGCTCAGATAACTTTACAGAATGCCCTGGATTACTCCTATCGGGTGAACTTTCCGATCCGGAAAGCCGCCGATCCCGATGTGCATTATGCCGTCGGAGAGAAGGTGCATTACGAAGACCTGGAAGCGATGGGAGCGGCCAAGGTATTGTACCTCCTGGAAGCGAATACCCTGCTCCTGGAGGGTGAGCCTGTTACAGCCGATGTAACGAACCCGGAGCCGGAGCCAGATGAAATACCTGAACCTGATTCCGAGGACGATGCCATCGACTCGTCAGACCCGGAGGAGGACTAAATGGCGGCAACTAATCCGACGAGCAAGTGGCGCAACGACCTAGCTGGGTTGAAGCAACGGATTCGGCACTTCCCCGCCACACAGAATTCGCCTTTCTACGATAACGACAGGTTGCTCGGTCTGGTTTATTCTGGCGAGGAATTCATCTGCCAGCCGCTCATTAGTACTTCCGGGTGGTCGGTGGCCGCTCAGAATTCGTTCGACACTGCCGTCTTGGAGATGGTGAACCTGTGGATTGTCAATCCGGATTTCGCGAAGTCCACGAAGGATGACTTGCAGTCGCGAGCCTATTGGGATCAAGTTCCATATGCTGTAAAAACTTTCTGGGAAAACTATGCGGATGGGAAGATCCCCGGCAGTGTTACCCGAGACTTCGTGTTAGGGAGATTCACTCGTGGCTGACCTGCTACCGAATCGGGGATTGCCGAGTGGCGCACAAGCCGAATTCAAACGGCTGACCCGGGATCTCGGGAAAGACTTGATGGCACTGGTAATGCCTGAAATTACTCGTGCCATTGAAACCGGAACGATCCGCGAGAAGTTCGATGACGATCTGAAGAAGTTGATAACCGCTTGGCGTAACGACGCACAGGTGGCCGTCTTCCAGGAACTCTCTCGTCTTTATCGGCGTGAAGTAAATCGCTATGGCTCGTATTATCGCGGCAAGATCAAAGGCATCGTGAAGCCGGAAACACCGATCTCGTTTCCTAATCCGGCTCTCGCGATTGATGCCGTTGCGAAAAGCATATGGACCAGTGCTACCGATATCGTCAAGGAAGCCCGACTGGTCTATACTTTAACCCAAGGAGCGATCAGTGGCTGAGACGCCGACAGTCGGACCATTGAGTTTCGAAAGAACTTTCAACGCACAGATTTTGACGAAACGGCAACGGGAACTCCTGGAGGAGAAACTCTTGGAGTTGGAGAGCGCGACGCTTGCTACCCGGCAAGGCATCATCAATCAGTTGCGAAGACAACTTGGTTCTCGCTTCGAGAAAATCTTTGAAGACGGAATGGTCATTTACAAGGACGGGAAGCGAGTTCCGATAAATACTTGGGCAGACATGTACGCAAGGACTTCCAGTATGGATACCATGCGATCGGCTCAAGTTTCATTTTCAAAGGACAATGGAATGGATTTACTTGTCATAAAAAACGATCCTACTCCTTGTCCGCTCTGTATTCCGTGGAACGAACAGATCGTCAGCATAAGTGGAGAAAGTACAGAATACCCTTCCCTTGATGACGCCAAGTCAGATTTATGGGGACACCCTAATTGCGAGTGCATCGTTCTCGGTTTGACTCCTGATCAGGTGGAATCGAGGAGGCGATAAATGCGGAAAATAAATGCGACAATCAATGTCTTCGTTGATGGCGGGAAAACCAGTTGGGATCCAGCCGCTTATAATTGGGTTCTCTTCATGGAGAACTGGCCGGTTTGGATTGACCAAGATCGAAACGAAATGGAATTCAAACGTCCGGATGGTAGCGAATTCATTTATGAATATCGCGCTCATGCTCCGATGTCAGACGACGATATTACAACGGCGATGCTCCTGCCGAGAAGTACCAAGTTTTTAATTCAAGTGGATCTTGGAGTTTTCGGACAAGTAAACTGGATAAGCGTCGATCTTCGTTTCGTTGGAACACAGGTTACTTTCTTGGCGAACAGGGTGAATGACCAGATTGCACCTTGAACGATGGCACAGAAAGACCGAATCATAGGGCTGGGGATGGACTCCAAGGAACTCCAAGCGTTCCTTACTGGATTGCCGAAACATGCTCAACGACTTCGTCGTTATCAAGCGGCACGATTCTTCGATGTGGCTGTGGAAGTTCAGCATCTGGCAACGGACCTCGCGCCTACTCGCACAGGGCGACTCGTTGCCAGCATCGGCGAATACGGAGTGCGCGACGATGAACTCGGTACCCATGCGAAACGAGGAACTTCGGTGAAACTTTCGGTCGGTGCTACTCGTCCTTATGCGGACTGGCTACATGACGGCTGGCGAAATGGCGATCCTTGGTTTCTCGGAATTGGAACACAGCCTAAAACGGCCAAGAAGAAAGCAATGAGACAATCTGGAGGACGACGGCTCACTCGGCCGTTTCGTACAGTGGCAGCCGATGGCAGTGGTGGTACGGAAATCCGTTATGGTTACCGCTTGGGAGGATCACTTGCGAAAGCCTTGAAAGGTGGCAAGGACTATGTCGGCATGGAATATCTTCGTCGTGCTTTCGATGCCAGAATTGGACAGTTGATGGACTGGCCGCGATTGAAAGAGGAATCAAATGAAGTTATCATTGAAAGCATCAAGGATGCCAGGAAAGCCGCCAGAACTGGAGGAAGGAAATAATGGCAGTTACCATTGATGATATCGAAGTCGCGATCATCACACGAGCACAGCCGATTCTAGGTACGGCATTTCGCTTCTTCAAGGAACAAATGGATTCGTTCCCGGCAGGTGCGGAAACCTTCACGATTATTTTCGAACGCGGAGACTCCAGCCTACGAAGCCCGAACGATGAACTACGATTTACAATGGTCGTGGAAGGTAAGAACTATAGCGTCGGAAAGGTGGGCGCTATGAACATATATCGCGCGTTTCACGGACTGTGGGATGTGATGTCGGTAATCGGTGGCTCTGAAGGACAGTGTGGTTTCTTCTTGTGTGATCCTCCATATCGTTATAGCGACCCTAACCAGATACTTACGGTAAGCAATATCTGGATCATCGGCTGTCGCACTTGGGCGGAAACGAGGTCGTAACATGGGATACCCGGCAATCAATGACGCTCTGGAATGGCTTGTCGATAGCCTTCAGAATTCAACTGACCTGCAAGCGGTTAGCATCCCCGATGTCTGGGATGGAACGAACTTCGGTGTTTACCGAGTGGTCGGTCCTCCTCTGTCTATTACTGAAGTAAGAATCTCTTATTTATCGGGACGAGTTCATACTGGCGTGATCTATGTTTCAACCGATGCCGTCGCCAGTGATTGGACGAGCATCGAACGAAAGAGATTCTTTATGGATAAACCGATTACGGTGACTCTGTACGCCCGTTACGATGGTGATGAGTCGAATCACGAAGCGTTGATTGCCGCACTCAATAACCATCTTCTTCGGGAAGTGGTGGGGACACTTGGAGGAAATGCAGTCTTGGCGGCTCCGCAACCTATGGGAGGGGAACTCCCCGACGTCAGCCTGCGAATCCAGATTGTCCGCACAGTTCTCCAAACCACTTTTCAAGCGTTGATCAGTTAGCCAACTAAAGGAGGTGAAATCTTATGGCGTATGTAGGCGATAAATTACCGCTCGGGCGGAATGACAAGTTCACGCTCCAGCCGGAAGTTACCTATGGAACCGATCCGGGCGATCCCACACAGGATAATATCCAACCGATCGAAACCGGCAGTATCGGGGAAGCTCCTGAACAGATTCGTGCTGGAACGATCCGTGAAAGCCGCTCGATGAATCGGAAGGATAATACCATCTGGACAAGCGAAGGCGAGATGGATTGTCTGTTTCGTGGTGGGAAGGCTTCGGGCGCTGATACGGTTGCTCCGGTTACCGGTGATGCACGACCCGAAGGGATCCATCATGCGATCAAAGCTCACTTGGGAAGCGAGCAAGAAATCGCCACTACCGCAACGATCGCAGGGTGTACTACGATACTCCTGAAATTGGATGTCGGAGGTGGCACGAATCGCGCTCTCGGGGATCCGATTGTCTGGTACGACGCTGTTCAATCCAAGATCCTTTCCCGCTTCGTGACTGACGTATCTGGTGATGATGTAAGTATCTGGCCACCCTTGGACGCTGGAGATGTTCCAGGTGCCGGTGAAGTGGTCTACGGTTCGGTAATCGTACGGCAAGTTGGAACGAAGACACTGATGCCTTCCTTGTACGGCAAGTTCTATGACGGCGATGAAATCATTCGTGGCTTCCCTGGTATTGTCATCCCCACGATGAGCATCGATGTTCCACTTGCGGAATACTCAACGTTCAGTTTCACGATGAACGGTCTTCGTGGATCGGATCCTGTAAATGGGAATGTCCCAACTGGCATCGCTGGTCCGTACAATCCGAACTTCCCTGCTCTCGGTCTGGATGCCTTCATGATGTACTATTCCAAGGGAACGGAGGATGCAGTGTTTCCGGTGAATCCGCTCACACTGTCAGTGGAATCGAACCTGGAATTGCATACCATTACTACCCTGGAAAGCGTAGACACACCGAAACGTCTCCGGCTTGGTATGCGGGAAGTAACCGCCACCTTGGAAGTCTTGTACGAGGATAAGGCGATCCTCGAAGATTTCCGTCGTGCCGATCGTGTTTCGTTGATCGCGGTTATCGGTCGCGATTCATACAGTGTCGGCGGAGGATGGTTACCGAAGTCCTTCAATGCCTACGTGATTGGATTGCCTCAGTGTTCCATTGACACAGTGGAAACTACCGAGCATGAAGACACGAAGAAGCTAACCATCGGACTTACGGCCGAGCCCATTACACTCGGTCTCGGTGACACTTCGTGGCTTGACAAGGAGTTCGTACTGGCTTACTTGGGTGAGTCTGTATAATAGTACAATCGTGGGGACTCTTGGGAGTCCCCACATCATTTTCAGATAAAAGAAAGGATGAGAGATGAGCACACCGAAAACGGCGAAAGAACTTGGGTTCATTCCTGTGAGCCTCGCTGTGGATTATGGCAGGACTTTCCGCTTCGTGCCGGAAGGACAGGACCACCTCGAGGGAGACCAGAGACTGGTCTACATCCTTCGGCCGCCTAAGAAGGCTGTCGTGGAGCAGGTTCAGAACACCGAAATTGATTTCCAGGTTTCGGACTTAACGGATAGGCATATCGGCCACATCCGGCAAGGAACGACGAGGAAACTTTTCGTGATGAACTGTCTCGTCGAATGGAAGAACCTGTATCGTCAAACCGGTCGAACTCCGGAAGGGGAACCCACTTTCGAACTCGTTCCCTTTACCGATCCAGGTATCCCGGAATCACCCGGATTCAAAACGAAGCAAGAAAAGAACTACGAGATGATCCCGGATGAGCATGTAACCGGCATCGTGCAAGCGATTCGGCAGAACAGTAAGATTCCGGAGGTAGTGGAGGGAAAGTCCGAGACTACTGGCGATGGTGGTACGGAGTAAAATCGGAAGAAAAAGCCGGATGGGAGTGTGAAAGTTGCATAAAACGAGGACTCCAGAAGATTCGCAACTGCGACGGCCAAGACGAGAGCGGTCGTATAGTTGCACTGGTAAACGATGGACTCGGCGAGATCACGTTTACTCGGTGTCCCAAGCGAACACTTCCACCCGGTTTCGGTGGTTACCGAGATCCTGGAACCTTCTTGACGATGCACCTACTCGCCAAAGAATTCGGGATGCCGCCCTCCGTTGCCCTGCAAGAGGATGCCTTCCTACTCGATATGATCCTCATTGTTCAACGTTCTATGTCTTCAGCAGAGTGGGCAGCGACAGCCAAGATCGACAAGTCATCAAAGGTCGGAAAGAATGCCCCCAAGACTGTGAAGGGAGGCAATAAGTGGCGACGACGAAAGGCTCGGTAATTGTTCGCTTCCTAGCGGACAGTAACATCGTCCAGGAATTGAAAAAGGTGGCGGCTGCCGGAGGTGCGGCTGTAAAGAAGTTGCGGGATAAACTAAATGGTCTGAACAATGGACTATCGGCTGGATTAAGTAAAGGCTTCAACCTTGCCAAGAAAGCCGCTCTCGCTTTTACAGCCGCCCTCACCGCCATTATCGTTCTTGGAGCGAGGTTCGAGAAACAGATATCGGAAGCGACAGCCGTTGCAGGTGGGGGAATGGAAGAACTTGCGGCAGCCGCTCGCGAGGCAGGTGCCACCACAGCCTATACGGCGACTCAGGGTGCGGAAGCCCTAACCAACTTAGCTCGAGCGGGACTCGGCGTCCAGGGATCTGTTGACGCTTTGAATCCTGTTCTTCATCTTGCAGGTGCGAATAACCTGGATCTCGCTTTCGCCGCTGAAACGGCAGCCGCCACACTAAAACAGTTTCAACTCAACACGAAAGACGCTACTCGTGTCGCTGATGATTTCACGGCAACCGCTGCGAACAGTAATACAGCCGTTGAAGATTTATCAGAAGCGATGAAATTAGCGGGTGGTGTCTCGAAAGGATTCGGGCTTTCAGTGGAAAAGACCCTTACCTTTATGGGAATGATGGGCGACTTGGGTTTTCGCGGCTCTATCGCCGGAACTGCGATGGCGAATGCTCTTACGGAATTAGGGGATGTATCTGAGAAGGGAGCCAAGATACTCAAGAAATATGGCTTGGCTGTGGAAGATGTGAATCCACAAGTGCATCAACTCGATGAAGTCTTGATGACTCTTTCACAGACAAATATGGACGGCTTGGAAATCATGGAACTTTTCGGCAAGCGAGCCGGGAAGCCGTTTATTTCGTTAATCAATTCTACTCGCGAACAGATCAAGGAAGGTGGTATAGCGAATACTCGGTTCAAGCAACTCTTCAATACCATTTCCAAGAGCGGTGGTAAGGCTGCTTCTCAGTATGCCGCGATGATGAATAACGTGTCAGGACAAACTAAGATCGCTATTAGCAAGATGGAAGATCTCGGCTTATCAGTTTTTGATTTATTCAAAGAAGATTTAACTGATGCGTTGAAGGGTTTCAACGACTGGATTGGAGAAAATAAGAACGAGATCGTTGCTTGGGCAGGAACCTTTATTGCTTCGGTCCTGGATATGCTTTCTACAGTTGGCGATTTCCTCGTTGCGATCAGTCCAGTCCTGGAATTGATTTTCGTTGAAATTGCCAATATCGCTGAAGTCGTGTGGCTTGGAGTTCGGGTGGTAGTCAACGGCATTGAAGCCGCGATTAGCACACTGCTCAGGATGCTAGGAGATGCCCTGGATGGTTTCACTTGGTTATTGGATAAAATTCCCCTGGACATTACGAAAGAGTGGGCTAAGTCTCTGGATGGCGCGAGCGAAACCTTGGATACAATGGCGAATGAACTGGCCGGGGATGCCGCCGAAGGATTCGAGGATATCGCGGCAAGTGTGATGGAGGGATTTACTTGGGGCGAAAAATTATCGGGAGCAATGGTTTCTGTTACTGGTACTGTCAAGTCTCTAAGTGATCGAGCCGGTAAAGTATCAGATAACGTTCAGCAAGCCGCGAATAACGTCGGTAAGATGGAGGATAAAACCAAGTCCACTGAAACCGCGATGGCAGGTGTAGCCGACGAAACGGAAATGGCCGCTAAAAGTGCTGAAAGTTTTAGTGAAAAGATGGCGAATATTCGTACCGAATTCCTGGACGCCAGTTCGTTCGAGAAGATGGGCGAGAGTCTTGCTAATAGTATATCAAAGGGTGTCGCTAGAATGAAGGTAGCGTTCGGTAGCGAACCAGGTGGAATTCTAGAGAAACTTGGAGATATGGCTGAAACATTGAACGCTGTTTTACCCGGACTCGGTTCTATCTTAGATACTCTGATTAATTTGAAAGATTTCCTCGCAGCCTTATTCAATGAATTGCCTCAAGCGATTATGGATACATTAAAAGGAATTCCAAAATTGATAGAAGAAAATCTTGCGAATTTCGTTTCATTCTTTATGATTGAATTTCAGAAAATTTTTATGACTTTCGTTCCGATGCTAGTAGCTGCTCTTGGGAAAGCGATTGTAGATGTTCCGAAACAGATGTGGCGTGATGCAACCGCCGAATGGGATCGTACTTGGGAGAATGCAAAAGATATCGCCGGTAAAGTAAAAGATGGATTGCAAGCAGTAGGCGCGAAGATTGGGATTGGTTCGAAAAAGGAAGAGAAACCAGAATGGATGAAAGAACTCGAACGGATGGAAACAGCGACAGGACTATTGGCAGAAATGAAAGTTGGAAATATCGCTTTGGAAAATTTAACTTCTAGTGTTTATAAAATCTCAAAAGGTGCAGAACAATTAGCGGATATCCTCGGTGTTCGCACTAATGAAGAATTCCTTATTTTTATTAGAAACGTAAAAACGGCTAGAGAAAATATGCAGAAAGGGAGAGACCTGACTGAGGAACAGAAGAAGACCATGAATGATTTGATTAAGCTAACAGGTGAATGGAAGAATGCACAGAATCTTATTCAAGAGAGCGTGGATGAATATCATAGAACAATGATGATTACAAAGGAAACTTTAGATGGGAGTAATGCCAGTGAGATAGAACGTAAAAAGTTAATCGATGACATAGTCGATGCACGTATGGGTTTAGTTACCCTAGAAAAGGATGAGTATAATAATGTCGAAAAAGTAAAAGATTCAATCGCTTCTTATAATGCACTAATGGAAACAAGGACTGCTTTATTGGAGCATGATCGGGAAGTCTTATTACAACAAAGAGAAGCATGGAAAGAATTCGCAGATGTTTTCGCCAGTGCAATGACAACAGAAATAAAAGATCAATTAGAAGAAGATAAAAAAGCAATAGAAGCATTCTGGCAAGAGTGGGTTGATTTTTATGAGATTAATTTCGAAGAAAGTCGAATAGCATTAGAACAATGGCGAGATACTACTTTGTCGGCGATGGATAGCCTGATCGTGGCTGCCGGTTATCTTGCACAAGTGACGGCCGACAACGAAGAAAGGGCGAAACGATTGGCCGAGGTCCTAGACCCTGTGGCTGCCCTAACCACAGACGATATCTCCGGCATACTTGCCGAGATCACTGATGTGGGAGATCTCGGAGGTATGACAGGTGTTGACTTGGATGCCTTCGCAGAAACGATCATCACCGCCTTCGAAGAGGGCGGTATTGATGAATCCACCTTTACACAGATTGCGAATGAAATCAATCGAGTCGGAGAGCTGATTGCTCAGCAAGGACAGGAAGCCCTAGAATTACAGAAGCAACTTGTCCTCGATCAACTAGCGAAGTTCGATGAAGGCTTATCATTCGATGAATTGTCAACCGATAAAATGACAACCGATATGATTCGGACTATGATCGAGCAAGGCGACCTGTCCGAAGCACAAGCGGCAATCAGCAGATTACACGAAGATGAACTTGCGAGACTTGAAGATGAACGAGATTGGCAGATTGAACAGTTGCAAGCCGCACGAGATGAGCAGATTGCCGAGTTACAGGTTGCCGCTAATGCGAAATTGTCAGACATCGCTCAAAGTCTGCAAGACACCTATAGTCTCATCGATGATCGATTTGAAACGAAATGGACTGAAAGATTATCTCGTTATCAAGATCAGATGTTAGAAGTTAATAGCGAAATGTCTAAATTACTTCAATCTATAAATAAGAATACTAGTTTATTAAGTGATCTGGCGGGATACCAAGTTGGCGGCAGTGTTCCTCATACTGGGATTGCTCGTGTCCATGCGAATGAAGTTATCCTTACCCCGGATCAATTTAGTAATCTGACACAAGCAGTCCGCGAAGGCAATCAGCGAGGTTCCACTGATCAGCAGACTATGCTTCTTTCCCAGATTGTCCAACTGCTAAGTCGGCAATCACAAGGTAGTACTACGAGCACAGGCGTAACAGGAGGAAACGATTTCGTCAATCGCCTGTTCACTGCTTTTCTACAAGATGCAATTGAACGTGGAATCCTGGTAGGAGATAACCTGCAAGTAGTCAATGTACAGGGAGTGCGATAATGCGAATCTATGCTCCACAGGTCAGCGCGAATATTTTACATAGCAACCTATTCAACTCATCACTGATCGATGCTAACTCGCCGCTCTTCGACCCGGCTTATCCGTTATCTAATTTAGATAATCGTTCCCCGTCTGTTATTACCAGATTGACTGGGAATGGTTCTGTTTCTTCCCCTATTTACCTGGAACTCGATTTCAATGCTAAACAATACGTGGAAGCCGTTGCCGTTCTAGGCACGAATGTAAAGAGTTATGGTTCGGTTGCAGTGGTGGGAGATCCTGTCAACGATACCCCTATCGCTTGGCGGAAGCGGATGCTTACGATGCCGAACCTGCTCCAGAATGGCGGAGCCGAACGTGGAACGATTTCTGATGGAACAGAAGTTGGCGGGGACTGCGATCTTTCCATGATAAATCTGTGGGACGATGTGCTCGGTAATGTGGGGTCAACGGCTGGAGTCGTGTACCAGTTGCCGCTCGATTATCCGCTCCTGTTCGCACCTTATACGGGCGAAATTATTCCGAAGCCTGCTAGTTACAACGAGTATACGAATCGATTCTGTGGCAGATTCCGCAAGATAACCGGAGGAGTTACTCGGGCAGCCGCATTCCTGGAGACATCACATACACCTGCGTTTTCTGATACTGTAAATACAGAAAACATATTCGTCGCTCGTGGTCGTTACCGTTTCCCGGGAACTCCTGGGACGCCACCGACAATCAACCTTCGGGCGACTTTTCAGAACTACACGAATCCAGTCGAAGTCTCCGTGAATGCTGTCACAGGAGACAACCTATGGCACGAGTTTGAATTGCGATTGAATCTGGGACAAGGACTAAGTAGTTTCGGGCGAGTAATTCTCGCCTTCTTCATTAGTGATGGAGATGAAGACTTG